ATTGTTTCTTATAAGTATTATATACTACTGGATTAGGATCACAACCAATATAAACTTCCGCATTTGGAGTTCCAAAGAATCCTGCCAAACGATCTCCCCAACCACAAGATAAATCCAAAACCGTTTTGGCATTGGTTTTGGCATAACAAAATTTAGCAATCTCTGGTTTAAATTGGGAACAAGTATATGATGCTGTTTGGAATGCTGCTCTATATTCAGCAGCATTAATTCCAACTTTCGTTAGGAATTTATCATTCCAAAATTGCCAACGAAGTCCTTTGAGATATTTTTTGGTTGTCCACATTTCAATTGGAGATTTATCCCAAACAGAACCACAATTCAATCTATTCTCTTGTTGAAACTGATTTGATAGATTGTTATATAAATGGGAAGTTTTTTTAATTACCCCAAGAGGATTATCAACATACTTATATTTGAAGTCATGTTTTTCATTTACATTAGTTGGATAATGTAAATCTGGACAATGCTTTCTCAATCTAAAGAATGTAGTTTTTAGTTCTTCTTCAGATACTTGCTTAAAAGGGAATGGAATATTATTATCAATAATTAAATCAGCAAATGCTTGCTGAAGATGCTCTCTTTCATAGGTAGAACGAATCTTAATCCAATCGGCATATGGAATAATGGGCAATCCAGTTTCATCTCCATAAATTTTAAGAACTTCAATAATTTCAGATACAGTATCAGTCATAATTTTATTAAAAAAAATCTTCTATGGTGTTTATTTTCATTTTACTGTGAGAAAAACACCAAATAGGTTCTCCGTAGATAGTATCTAAAGATTTTGTATTTGGACGACCTCTCAGTTCCATTAAGAGTTTACCAATATAAGGCAAACCAATAACATCTCTAACATATTCAACCATATCATCACAAAGCAAATGTCTTTTGTTTTTTGATTGGGGTTCAATGATATTAACCATCATAAATCCATTTGGTTTTAAGGTTGGTTTAATCATTGCCAAAACTTTAAATAAAAATTCATCTCTCCAGAGTTCGAATTTAGAATATCTAGACCATGATTGATTTGATTCCTTTCCAGTTCCAATACCATATTGTTCAGTTTCAAAATATGGTGGGGAACTAAACATCACATCAAAATATTCATTGTACAAACTCCAATCAACATCTTCAACGGGAAGATTATAGATTGTTACTGTCTTAGATCCTTCACAAACAAAATAATTATCATATTCTGTTATGGTAGCAGTATACCCCAAAAACTTCTCATAGTCAACACATTGTTTTTTGTATGCTTCATATACTGCTGGATTTGGATCACATCCAACATATATTTTAGCATTCGGAGTTCCATAAAATCCTACTAATCTATCGCCCCAACCACAAGACATGTCTAATATGGAATGGGCATTAGTTTTCTGATAAATTAACTTAGCAACAGCAGGTTTGAATTGTGTAGCAACATAAGTCCCAAGTCTAAATGCTGTTCTGAATGTTTTATCATTTATTCCATGCCCTTCCAATACTCCATCTCGCCAGAAGTGCCAATTCATATTTTTAAGTAATTCTCTATCATTCCAAATTTGTAGTGGAGATTTTGACATGACAGATCCACACTCATATCTATTTTTTTGTTGGTAATAATTGCTTATTGAATTATAGATATGAGATTTTCCAATAACTCCCAGTGGGGCATCTTCATATTTGTATTTAAAATCAAATTTTTCATCAACAAAATTTGGGTGATATGATTGAGGAGTAAAAGTTAGAAATTTAACAAAAAGAGATTTAACCTCATCATGAGAAATTGGTTTGACTGGAAATGGAACTTTATTGTCAATAATATAATCGGCAAGTGCTGATCTAATATCATTTTTTTCATATATAGAACGGAATCCAATCCAATCGGCATTAGAAAAGCATGGGATTCCGTTTACATCAGATCTTTTTTTAAATTCTTCAACTAAATTCATTATATATAAAGTTTTTACTAAGAATGTCCTAATTTTTGTTTTAGATGTTGAATACCTTCATCTGTTTCCATGTGTACTGGAGATTTATTAAGTTTTTTTACATTAAACTGAATTGTTAGTGAATTCCTATGTTTTTGCCTAACTCTAAATCTACCAGTACCTTCTGCTTTTGGTAATTCTATTCCTGTTCTATCTTGATCTGCGCTATGACCTGCTCTAAAAGTCCCATGAGATCCGACATGTAAAATATCAACATTATGATCTTTTAAATAAGCATGCATTGGAGATAAATCGGTTGAATCAGAATATAAATTTGTGCTGGATTTTTTTTCTGGATCTGGTTGTCCGTAAGTATCATTGATATGATCTAATAATCTTTTAGGTTTTCCATCAACAGTAATAGAAGAATTTTCTATGGAATTAGTATATTCAGGAAATCTTTTTTTAGTCTTTTCATCAAAATGCCATCCTTTTTCTGGATGATATTTTAAACTTGCTTGTCCAAATGCAGCAGACAAATCTTTTTTGGATTCGCCTTGAGTAGATTCTACAGCGGAACCTTCATGAACAGTATTTTGTTTTTTATTAATTAAATGAAAGTCATTTGCCCCAGAAAATCCTGCACCAACTCCAGACATTAATCTATGTTGATTAAGTCTATCAACAAGAGACTTTTCATAATCAAACCCTTTGTTTTTTTGATCGGCTGGTTTTCTTATTTTAGAAAATGGAACTCTTATTTTTTTATTAGGTTCTGCTAAAGATGAAACTACAGCATATCTTTTTCCTTTTTCATCAACTCCATGTCCATGAACAGATATTGTTGATGTTGAAAGAATATGTCCATGAGCCTTATCTAGAGTATGAGTACCAATTTGACCAACATAGGGTTCAATATACTTTTTAACATGATATCCTCCTTCTACCCCACCAGATAAGTTTGCTTCTCTAATGAATTTTTTAAATGTTAACATGAAACAGAACCCCTTTATAAGAAATAGTTTTTTAGTATTTATACATAAAGGGGGTCTTGAGTTTTTTAAAAACTAATTTCATCCTCATCTTCTACATAAGGAATTCCAGTCTCAACGAATTCCCCATTCTCATCAACAGCAACTCCAGCATCAATTTTTGTATAAAGATCCAGGAAAGCATCTTTAACTTGAGAATCATATCTTGAAACGCAAAGAGTAATCGCTTTCATCTTATCATTAAAGATATTATAAGACTGTGCGATATGAATTAAGCGACGAATAGAAATCAATTCATCAATACCTCCAGCATCAAAAGTCTTACGAATAACTCGTGCCCATTTAACCAATTTCTCAACAAAGTCAGAATCCTCAAGATAATGTGATAGAATCTTAATTTCAGTCTTTTCTGAAGGAAAGTCTTGTTCAAAAGTAAGTGGGAACCTTTCAAGGAATGCTGAATCAAGAATCTGAGAAAGATATTTACCATCTTCTGAACCATATCCCTTTGAGTTTGCGGTTACGATAACCTGAAATCCCTCAGAAGCACGAACATACTCACCAGTTTTTGGAATAAAAATTCCATTACCTTCCAAAACGGAATTCAAGATAAGAACATTTGATGCTGAACAACGGTCAATTTCATCAAGAAGCAAAACCCAACCATTCCGAAGACAAGTAACAACAGGACCCTCAGAGAAACTAATATTCCCATCAACAAGAGTTGGAGAACCAATCAAATCAGATTGATCCGTTTCAGTTGAAAAGTTTACCCGAATACATTCGCGTTTCAATTCTGCACAAACTTGAAGAACCATGTGAGTTTTACCCAACCCAGAATGTCCCGAAATAAAAATTGGAAAAAACATCTTGGATTTAATGATATTCTTCAAATCATTATAAAACCCAAACTTTTCAAAGTTTTCATCCTTTAGAGGGATCATGGATGTATTATCTTTATGAATGATCTTTTTCATAGGAACCACATTTTCAACAGAATCATTATAAGAAGGCATTTTAAATTTTCCATGTGAGATACGATAATTTTGAATCCATTGTGGAAACTTAAATTCAGTATTTTCAATAAGAGAAAGAATCTCTTTGCGAGTAATTACATAATCAGCGCCAAACTTTTCTTCAACAAGAGAAACGAATTGCTTTTGATTTTCGGTAAGCATGATAAAAAATCCAATGGAAGTTGAATGAGAGGACAGTGTACACAAAGGCTCAAAAAAAGTCAAGCACTTTTTTATGCTTGACTTTTCAATTACTTAGAATGATTAGAACGATGTTTGCGGTTACTTCAACGATGTCATTAGTCTTTTGTGGATTCTGTATCAAGAAATTCATTATGCGAATTTTTATTAGTTTCGGCATAAACTCCTTCTTTTACTGGAACGCAATTTGGAACTTTCTTTCCTCCTTTCTCCTTCATTCCAACAGCAACATATCCTTTCCAGCAAGCATCTTTTAAGTCACCTGTTGGATTCTTTAACTTCTTTCTCAAATCTTTAAATGATTTCATTCTTCTTCAGAATTCATTTTATCAGCAGCTTTCTTAATACCAGCAGTTCTCTTACCAAACTTTTCAGAATGCTTTAGAAATTGTTTAGTGTCTGCTGGAGTTTTGCTACGTTTAGCAGCAGCATCAGCATATTGCCAATTCTTCTCTTTAGCATCGGTTGCTTTCTTGACATAACTACCAAGAGTGTCTTTACTCAGTTCATCAATCTGGTCTGCTTCTTCCTTGTTCATTCTATCAGCAGCCATCTTGAGACCGGAAGTTCTCTTACCAAACTTTTCAGAATGCTTCAAGAATTGTTTTGTATCTGCGGCAGTTTTACTGCGTTTAGCAGCGGCATCAGCATATTGCCAATTCTTTTCTTTCGCAGCAGTTGCTTTTTTAGTATAAGATTTTAGAGTATCAATACTTAATTCATCAATCTGTTCTTCAGAATTCATTTTATCAGCAGCTTTCTTAATACCAGCAGTTCTCTTACCAAACTTTTCAGAATGCTTTAGAAATTGTTTAGTGTCTGCTGGAGTTTTGCTACGTTTAGCAGCAGCAT